GAGAGCTTGAGTATATTCAAAATCCACATACAATCTTTGCAAAGATTTACTATGATGATACACAGACAGATTATTCTACAGTTGATGTAGAACAGTATGAAGATAAGTTTGTAAAGTTGATTGTAGTTAACAAGAAAGACTTGTATGGGTTTGACCAATTCCTTGATAGACTTCTTGCTGTCAAAACGCATGAGGTTAAGATTGTCGAGGACTTTTCGGACTTGGATGCATCAAATGTATCTGATGAGATTATTGAGAACGCACAGGACACTACGACACTATTAGAACGGTATATAGATGAACTGGATGTAGAAATAGATAAGAATAGATTAAAAAGTACGATGCGTAGTTTATATATTGAAGCAAGTGATTTGGAGTTATAATTGATTACATTTAAGTATGCAAGGTGGAAAAACTTTCTATCGACAGGTAACACATTTACCGAAATTCAGTTAGACAGAAACCCATCAACTTTGATTATTGGTGAGAATGGTGCTGGTAAATCCACTATTCTTGATGCATTATGTTTTGGACTGTTTGGAAAACCATTCAGACAAATCAGTAAGAACCAACTTATTAATACAGTCAACGGCCAAGGTACGGTTGTTGAAATAGAATTTGAAACACAGAATAAACAATGTAAAGTAGTTCGTGGTATCAAACCAAATACGTTTGAGATTTGGGTAGATGGTAATATGATAAACCAAAGTGCAAACGCAAGGGATTATCAGAAACACTTAGAACAACAAATATTGAAGTTGAACTATCGTTCATTTACACAAGTCGTGATTCTAGGGTCATCGACATTTATTCCATTCATGCAATTGAAGTCACAGGCAAGAAGGGAAGTTGTAGAGGACATTCTTGACATTAAGATATTCTCGTTGATGAATCTAATTCTAAAAGGTAAGGTGAAATCTCTTAATACAGATATTAACGATAACCAATACCAGTTAGACTTAAACAAAGAAAAAGTAGAGTTACAGGAGAAGTACATTGAAGATATTGAAAGGAATAAGGACACTCTTCTATCTCAAAAGACAACTCTTAGGGATGGTAATGAAGAGGAAGTGTTCACTCGCAACGCAGAGGTCACAAGAATCACGGAAGAGAACCAGGCCCTTCTAGATGCAATGTCTGGTGAAGATGGTGCAATTGAAAAACGTGAAAAACTAAAAGACATTCAGTTTACGTTGAAAGACAAACATAATCGACATTCTCAAATGATTTCTTTTATGGAAACTACAGAAGTATGTCCAACTTGTGAACAGTCTATTAGTGAAGAGTTTAAGACCAAGACTATTTCACAAAGAAGTGAACAGGTCAAAGAGTTAACTGAAGGTCTGCTTCAGATGAAGTCAGAAATGGACAAGGCAAACGGTAAACTAAAAGAGTTTAAGGATATTGCAAAGGTTATTAATGACAATTCTATTAAACTTGCAAAATTGAATAGTGGTATTACAGAACTTGAAAAATTCAATGCAACACTGACTGAAGAGATACGTCAAATTGAAAGTGGAGATGTTACGAAAACAGATTACGAAAAACTTGACAACCTCAAGAAAATGTGTTATACTTTAGATTCAACCAAGTCAAAGTTAAAAGAAGATATGGTATATTATGATATCGCAAAGAATCTATTACAAGACACAGGTATAAAAACTAAAATTATCAAGCAATATCTTCCTATCATGAATAAGTTGATTAACACATATCTTTCGTCTATGGATTTCTTTGTGAACTTCAATATTGATGAGAACTTTAACGAAACAATCAAGTCACGTTTTCGTGATGTGTTTTCATATGCAAACTTTTCTGAAGGTGAGAAGATGCGTATTGACCTTGCATTACTCTTTACTTGGAGGGCCATTGCAAAGATGAAGAATTCAACGAATACGAATCTACTTATCCTTGATGAAATATTTGATAGTTCATTGGATGCGACAGGTACAGATGATTTCCTAAAGATTTTGAATACGTTTGATAAAGAAAATGTGTTCATCATTTCACACAAACAGGATATGTTGATTGATAAGTTCAGAAGCGTAATCAAGTTTGAAAAGGTAAAGAACTTTAGTAAGGTTGCATAATGGGAAAACGTAGTGAATTTGAAAGAATACCAAGAGACTTTTATCCAACCCCTTATCAGGCTGTCCAACCTCTAGTTGAACACTTACCAGAATGGTTTACTTTTATTGAACCTTGTGCTGGAGATGGTAGGTTGATTGACCATCTTGAAAAACATGGTGGTAGGTGTACTCATGCATATGATATCGAACCACAGAATGATAGAGTAATGATGTATGACGCTTTGTTATTAGAACAAGTAAAGACACCATATATAATAACAAACCCACCTTGGAATCGTAAGATACTACATCCCATGATTGAGAGGTTTTCTGCAATGGCCCCAACTTGGTTGTTATTTGATTCGGATTGGATGCACACAAAACAATCAGTTTCCTACTTGACAAAATTGAAAAAAGTAGTTAGTATAGGAAGAGTTAAGTGGATTGAAGGTAGTTCCAGTGTTGGTAAGGACAATTGTTGTTGGTATCTGTTTGAAGACACCCCACAAGTCAAACCCATTGAATTTTGGGGCCGAAATTAATTTCAAAAAAGTTCTAAAAACATCTTGACATTTGTTATTAGAACGTGTATTATGTAATAGTAAAGTGAGAAAACAAAGGAGATTATATCATGGCACACGAACTTGAAATTGTAAACGGACAGGCACAAATGGCATACGTTGGTGACCTTCCATGGCATGGACTTGGTACTAAGGTTGAGGCAGACCTCACACCAGACCAATTCCAAAAAGTTGCTGGACTTGATTGGGAAGTGGAGAAACAACCACTGATGACACCAAATGGTGTGAAAGTTCCAAACAAGGAAGCACTTGTAAGAACCTCTGACAACTCTATTCTTGATGTTGTTGGTACAGGTTGGAATCCTGTACAGAACTCAGAGGCGTTTGAATTCTTCCATGAGTATGTGATGGCGGGTGATATGGAAATGCACACTGCTGGTTCACTGAAAGATGGTCAGATGGTTTGGGCACTTGCAAAGTGTAAAGAATCATTTGAGTTGTTTAACGGTGACGTTACAGAGAACTACTTCTTGTTTTCAAACCCACACCAGTTTGGTAAAGCGATTAACATTCGTATGACACCAATTCGTGTTGTGTGTAACAATACTCTAACATTGTCTCTTTCACAGAATGCAGATAAGATGGTAACGGTAAATCACCGTAAGGCATTTGACCCTGCTGAGGTTAAAGAACACATGGGTATTGCAAACGAGAAGATGCAAGAATACAAATCAATGGCTGCGTTCCTTGGTTCAAAGAAGGCAACTGGTGATAATGTAATCCAGTACTTCAATGAAGTATTTGGTTCGCCTGCAAAAGAGAAAGTGGAAGGTGTTCTACCGTTCACAACTCGTAATGCAAAACTTGCCTATGAGAACCTTGACGTTCAGCCTGGTGCTGAGTTCGCACAAGGAACTTGGTGGACTGCATTTAATTCAGTCACTAATATGACTGACCACTTGCAAGGTCGTTCAAATGATGGACGTTTGGTTTCGTCATGGTACGGACGTAACCGTAAGGTCAAGTTGAATGCACTTGACAAGGCACTTGAGTACGCTGAAGCTGCCTAAAAAAGAATTTGTGTGGGGGTTGAATTTTCAGATTCAATCCCCATATAAATATAGACGTAAATGCGAATTATCGGTTTACGTTTATTAATCTTGCTTAATAAAGGAGATAAAAAATGACTAACTTAAGCACACTTAGAAATGCCCTTCAGGCATTTGACTACAATCACATGACGCCTTATGCCGTGGGCTTCGACAGACAGTTTGATAGACTGTTTGACTATGTAACCCACCAAGCAGAATCAACAGGGTATCCGCCTTATAATATCGAAAAATCTAATGAGTACAATTACACTATTGAAATGGCACTCGCTGGATTTGGTAAGAAGGATATTGAAATTGAATTCGCAGAGGGTCTTCTCACTGTAAAATCAGTAAAAGAGAAAGAGGAAAAGGAAACTCTTTATAAAGGTATCTCGCAGAGAAACTTCACTAGAAAGTTCACTCTGGCCGATGATATTGTTGTGAAGGGTGCAAAACTCGACAATGGTATGTTGACTATCGACTTAGAAAGAATCGTACCAGAAGAGAAAAAACCTCAATTGATTACGGTCAAATAAATCCCTTGACAAATGGGGTTTTCTTTGATATGATGTGAATACTCAACTAATAAATTATGGAGTAAATATGAGCAGAAGAAAACTAAGCAAAAAACAGAAGGTGTTCAACCTTTTGTCAAAAGGTGAAAACGTAACGTGGAAAGTCTTGAGAAAAAGATTTGACCTTACTTCACCAACTAAAATGATTGACACTTTGAAATCAGAGGGTCACTGTATCTATACTAACAACACTACAAAAGGTGTTGCGTATAGAATGGGAACTCCTTCAAAGGAAATCATTGCGGCTGGTATTGCGTCTGTACTTGGTACAAACTACGCATACTAATTGTAAGACTCGATGGGGGGTTTATCCCCCCATCAAATTTATAGGATGTGAATGTGAAAAATATTGATTACAAATATTCAGAAGATGTGATTCTGAAAGAACTAAAAGAGTACATAGATAAAACCTATGACGCTCACTATTCTCACAATAAATTTCAAGCAACAGAATTTATCATGGACAGTGGACATGGTGAAGGTTTCTGTATTGGGAATATTCTAAAATATTCACAACGATATGGAAAAAAAGATGGCAAGAACAGAAATGACTTGCTAAAAGTGATTCATTATGGTATAATGGCACTTCACAATCATGACAGTAGAGAAGGAAAATAATGAATGTCGAAAGGTCTAGTAAGCGAAACTGACCGCTTGATTATCCTCATGGAAGAAATCGCTTATGCAGAATCACAACTGCAACCAGAGGATACAGGTCACATCCATACATCAATTGCATGGATGAAATCAAGAGTTGAAACAATTAAATCTAAATTGGAGAAATAATATTATGAAACTTAGTAATGATACAAGGGAAGTGCTGAAGAACTATGCGTCTATCAATGCGAACCTTTTAGTGACAACAGGAAACACGATTGCAACAATGTCTCAAATGAAGAACATTGTATCTACTGCAACTGTGCCTGATACATTTGATAGTGACTTTGCAATTTATGACTTGAATGAGTTCTTGTCTGCACTGTCTCTCTTTAATGACCCAGAACTCACGTTCAATGAACAGAGTGTTAGAATTGCACAAGGAAGTCAAGATTTGACCTACTTCTATTCTGACCCATCTGTTGTAACAACACCAAAGACAGAAATCAGTATGCCGTCTGTGGATGCAGAGTTTACTCTGACCAAAGATACATTTAATCAAGTGATGAAGGCTGCGGCAGTTCTTGGTGTTCCAGATATGGTTCTGGATATTGGTACTGATAGTATTATGGACTTGCGTGTAAGTGACCGTAAGAATGATACATCGAATAGTTTCAGTATTGAAGTCGGTGCAGAAAGTCCAGCAAAGGGTAAGAAATTTTATTTCAAAGTAGAAAATCTTAAACTCTTATCTGGTGATTATGAAGTACAGGTATCTGAAAAGGGTATCTCACGTTTCAAAAACGTAAACAAAGATGTCGAGTACTACATTGCACTAGAGTCTGCTTAAAATGAATGATATATTATGGGTAGAGAAGTACCGTCCTCAAACGATTGAGGATTGCATACTTCCAAGTGAACTTAAGCAGACATTTCAACAGTTCGTAGACAACGAAGAAATTCCAAACTTGTTACTTACAGGCACCGCCGGTGTTGGTAAGACTACAATTGCGAAAGCAATGTTGGAACAGATTGGTTGTACTTACATGATGATAAACGGTTCAGAAGAATCTGGTATTGATATGTTACGAACTAAAATCAAAAACTTTGCGAGTACTGTTTCTATGGATGGTAAACGCAAATACGTTATTCTGGATGAGGCAGATTATCTAAATCCACAATCCACACAACCAGCATTGCGTGGTTTCATTGAGGAGTTTAGTAGAAACTGTGGTTTCATTCTGACTTGTAACTTCAGAAATCGTATCATTGAACCTTTGCACAGTCGGTGTTCTACAGTGGAGTTTCGTATTCCAAATGCAGAGAAACCACAACTTGCAATGGGTTTCATGAAACGTGTACAACACATTTTGGAGATTGAGAATGTTAAATCGGATGAAAGAGTTGTGGCAGAACTTATCAACAAATTTTTCCCAGATTGGAGAAGATGTCTCAACGAACTACAAAGATACTCTGCAACAGGTACTATTGATGCTGGAATCCTCGTCAACCTATCAGACACTTCTATCAAAGAACTTGTATCATTTATCAAGGATAAAGACTTCAAGAGTTGTAGAGAGTGGGTTGTTCATAATCTGGACAATGACCCTCATAGGATTTATCGTAGGATTTATGATAGTTTATCTGGTAATGTACCAGATGGCGCTATTCCTCACTGTGTTCTCATACTTGGGAATTATTCTTATAAGTCTGCCTTTGTCGCTGACCAAGAAATTA